AGTAGAAACGATGGTGGTGGAACAAGTAAAAAGATTGATGTCATACTAGGTGGTATGGAAACTATTGGTTCAGCAGAAAGATCATGTGATGTTGATATGATGAGAGATACATTCCACACAATTACAGACGGAGCTTACTCGGAGCTGTTGTTTAAATTATTTGGTAAAGAACGTGTAGTAGCAGAACTAGAAAAGTTTTTAGAGTTTGACTTCTTCCAAAGAGTAGGCGGAGGCATAGGTATTACACGTATGATTCCTGCACTAGAAAAAATCAACAAGATATAAGAATAATCTGGGGTGGTGAAATTGGTAGACACGTATGACTGTTAATCATATGATAGATATACTGCAATTTATTTATCGTGGAGGTTCGAGTCCTTCCCCCAGAGCCAACTTTTATTATAAATATTAATATGAACAAAGAAGAATATGACGAAATAGTAAAAACAATCAATAAAGTTATTGATCAATATGTTCAACCAGCAGTTGAACAACACGGCGGCTTTATCAAGTTTGAAGACTTCGATCAAACAACAGGCCGTGTAAGTGTTTTACTACAAGGATCATGTTCTGGCTGTGCAAGTAGTACTATTACACTTAAAATGGGTGTAGAGAATATGCTTAAACATTATGTACCTGAAGTAAATGCTGTAGATGGCATGGACGATCCTAACTTTAATAATCCTTACTATTAGTCAACTAATACCTATTAGCTTATAGGAACAATCAATTAGACTTTTCCCTTTTTTGGTGTTATTATATATTAAATAACATTGTAAAAGGAGAAATGTTTATGCCACCACGTAACCACAAGAATTGGTTAGCAAAACCACCAGTAGAATCTATCAGTAGCGAATGCTATAGCAGTCAAGAAATATTTGAACAAGAGATTAAAAACATCTTTGCTAAAGTATGGGTACCTGTTATCCACAAAAGCGAAATAAGAAACGAAGGCGACTATCGAACATCGCAGATTGCGTTTGAAAATATTATTGTAGTAAATGCAGGTGATAGGATTAAGGCCTATAGACTCTATGATGCACGATATCAAATTTCTGGAACACTTGAAGCACCTATTATAACAAGTGAGCCTGAACTATACTGTGAAGTAAAGCACGGAGGTATGGTATGGGTAACACTTGATTCTAATCCAACGCAGAGTGTTGAAGAATGGACCGCCGGAGCATTTGATTGTATTGCTGATGCTATTGACACAGAAGAACTAGAAGTGTTCCATTATCATAAAGCACTTATTCCAACCAATTACAAATTATGGCACGATACTAATAGTGAATTCTATCACGACTTTATGCATTACTTTAATCGTGTAACAGGATTTAATGATGAATACTTTGCACGTAAGAATATTCCGTTTGATAACGGACATGTAAACGTAAGTAGTTTCACAGTTAACTATACGGAGTTTGCAGGAGCAACTGATCGCGGAGAACTAAGTTTTCCTAACCTACCACCAAACCAATGGTACATGGTAGACTTGTTTCCAGGCTTTAACTTTAACCTACGTGGTAGTGCTTATCGTAGTGATAGTGTTACTCCACTAGGACCTAATAGTGTGCTTATAGAGTTTAGAGGCTATGGCTTATTAAACGACACACCCGAAGAGCGACAGCAACGTATAGATCATCACAATACTATATGGGGACCGTTTGGACGTAACTTGCACGAAGACTTGCTAGGTGTTACTGGACAAGGTGTTTCAATGGCTCCGGGTACTGAACGTAGAAACATACTACACGGACGTCATGAGAACGGTACTATACATGATGAAGTAGGTATGCGTCATTACTACAGTGAATGGGGTAAGTACCTGGATCTAGATCCTTATCAGTAATAAGTTATAAATAAATGTAATATAACTACGAGACTATTATATGGCTTACTCAGAAAAAGTAATGGACCATTACGAAAACCCACGCAACGTTGGAAAATTTGATCCCAGTAAAGATAACATAGGAACAGGAATGGTAGGAGCACCTGCCTGTGGTGATGTTATGCGTCTACAGATAGAAGTAGAAGATGGAATCATTAAAGATGCAAAATTTAAAACTTACGGTTGCGGTAGTGCAATAGCAAGTTCAAGTTTATTAACTACAATGGTTAAAGGCATGACACTTGATAAAGCAGGTGAAATAAAGAATATAGACCTTGCAGAAGAACTTGCACTACCGCCAGTTAAAATACATTGTAGTGTACTTGCTGAAGATGCAATCAAAGCGGCAATAAAAGACTACCGATCTAGAGCTAAATAACTATACGTTCAGGCAATAAGCCCGGAAGTAGCACTAAGCGAAGGAACGCACTTAACTGTAAAAGGGAGAGTGTTATGAATTACAGAGACTTCGAAGCGGCTCGCAAAAAGATCCAAACGAAATTAGCACACAAAGCAATACATCGAAAGCAGATGGAAAGACCACTGTCTAGACCACGAGCTGAAAAGAACATACTAAGTTCAGACCCAAGATTACAAAAAATCTAAAAAAGAGGTTGACTTTTATAATAGAAGATAGTATTATAAATACATAATAAGGAATAAGGAATACTAACATGTCACAGACTAACACAACATATATTACTTGTTGGCCACCATCCGGGGGTATGTCTTGACATGACTTTGTAAAAAAAGTTATTTCAATAAGCCCCTAGTAATTAATTTTATTGGGGGCTTTTTTTATGGGTGAAGTGTTAATGGTTGCACGTCAGACTCCAAATCTGAAAGACAGGGTTCGATTCCTTGCACCTATGCCAATTTTATTGTCCAAAAGAGGTTGACATTAGTATATACTGATGCTATTATAGTAACATAATTAATTAATGAGGCACACATGAAAACGCAACCGCAGGCTATTATAGAAAAATTAGAAGCAGACAACAGTCGACTAGCAAAAGAACAAGTGATACTAGAAGCAATGGAAGAAGGACTAGATGAGTTCTTTGAAGGTGTACGTATGGCACTTGATCCACTTGTTACATTTGGTGTTAAACAAGTACCAGAAGCAACAGAAGACGGACAAGGACTTGCTTGGCCTGTGTTTAAAGAACTTGCACGTAAACTTGTTAATCGTAGTTTAACCGGACATGCGGCACGTGATGCTATCATCCTTTGTAAAGATACTGCTACAGTTGAGCAATGGAACATGTTTTATCGTAGGATACTTATTAAAGATCTACGTTGTGGCTGTAGCGAAAAAACTGTAAACAAAATTGCTAAGAAATTTCCACAGTATACAATTCCTACATTTACTTGTGCATTAGCACACGACTCAGCTAACCACGAAAAGAAGATGGTAGGCAAAAAGCAAATTGAAGTTAAACTAGATGGCGTAAGAGTACTAGCAGTATGCAAAAGTGGCAAGGTAGAATTGTTTAGTCGTAATGGTAAACAGTTTCATAACTTCCCACATATTATTAAAGAGATTGAAGCAGTACTAGAACGTAAGCCTAGTCCATATGATTGTGTACTAGATGGTGAAGTAATGAGCAAAGACTTCCAAGACCTTATGAAGCAAGTACATAGAAAAGATGGTAAGGCCGCAACTGATAGTGTATTACACTTGTTTGACTTTATTCCGTTGACAGACTTTTTAGAAGGTGGGTGGGATAAACCACAAACATATAGAAGTAACTTAGTTAAGTATTGGGTATTAGAAAACGAAGACCTCTTAGAGCACGTACAAGCGTGTGAATGGGAAGAGGTAGACCTGAGTACTGATGAAGGCAATAGACGCTTTGTAGAGCTTAATAAGACGGCTGTAGACGGTGGTTACGAAGGGGTTATGATAAAAGACATTGATGCACCCTACGAATGCAAGCGTACACATGCTTGGTTAAAAGCAAAACCGTTTATCGAAATTACATTAACCGTCGTTGACGTCGAGGAAGGCACAGGACGTAACGAAGGAAGACTAGGTGCCGTAATAGTAGAAGGAGAAGACGATGGATACAATTATCGCCTTAACTGTGGGAGTGGTTTCACTGACGCTCAACGTGATGAGTACTGGACTGAACGTGCTAGTCTCATTGGTCAGCTAATTGAGATTAGAGCAGATGCTAGAACTAAGTCGCAAGACAGTGACACATACAGTTTACGTTTTCCACGATTCAAAACGTTTCGTGGTTTCGTAGCTGGTGAGAAGATTTAATGTATAGAGTAACGGCATATTTTAAAAATCACAAGGTCACACAATCATTTTATGATCTGTATGACGCAATAGATTGGCGTGATGTCGCCGATGCCCATTACCCTAAGAAAGTAACATTTGAAAAGGAGACTTCCATGAGAGAGTGGATTTATAATTGTTGGAATGTAGTAATG